AAGCTGCAGTGCTTTGATGCGGCCGACCTTGCCTCTCGCCCTACCCCAAGCCAGCAAGAAATAATAGACTGCATCCGAGACGAAAGCCTCAGTGTTGTCAGTATACTCGGTGGCAACCAAAGCGGCAAGTCCATGTTATCTATGCGCATTCTTGCCTGGCTATTTGAGGAGACATTCCCTAACTTTACCAGACGGGAAAAATGGGGAACTGAGCCATTACTTATCCTGGTAGTGGCACAGACACTTAAGCAGTTTGAGGAGTCTCTTTGGCGTAAGATGGAACCGCTACTGACGGACCACAACTACACCGTCCAAAGGGTAGGCGGAGTCATAAACCGCATCCAAAGCAAGACAAATGGCAATACGCTTCTGGTATTTTCCCATGACAACGTCAACGAAGCCAGGAAACGTATCCAGTCCTTTACGGCCCACGTTGCGGTAATTGACGAACTTCCCTCGAAATTCTCCCTCATAGAAGAGACGATGCGCCGTCTTCAGGCCAAAAACGGACTGCTCCTCCTGCCATGTACCCCTAAGGTACCTGCACCAGAAATTAAGCGCTTCATCGATGGGTTGAGGCCCCCCTTTGGCCGGCGCTTCAAACTTAAAGCCCTGGACAACCCAGTCTACGACGATGAGCAAAAGCGACGTATCCTAGAGTCCACTGCCACCATGAGCGAGGCCATGCGAAAAACAGTCCTGGAAGGGGACTGGATGACCGCAGAAGAAGCCGTCTACAGTCTAAACCACCCGGATGTAATCGAAGAACCTGTGGGCTACCACCCAAGCTGGAGGCATGTAGAGGCCAGCGACCCGGCACTTAGCTCCAAATTCGGCTTCCTTGTGGCGGCTCAGAGCCCTATGAACCAGTGCTGGTACGTAGTGCGGGCAGACTATATTCAGGACATCCTAGTGCCACAGGATATGTTTGAGGAAGTCCAGAGGAGAACCCAAAACATCAACCTGGTGCGCCGTATCTCAGACCCCCACGAGACTTGGTACATACAGACCGCAGTCAAGAATGGTGTTACCTACATGTGGCCATACGACAAGGCCAGGCGCAAAGGGGAACTCATCAAGAACCTACAGACAGCCCTAGGACCAAAGCTGCGCATCGCCCCCTGGTGCACATCCCTCATAGAAGAACTCACAAGCGCCAGCTGGAGCCAGCACGCCGAGGGTAAGATAGCTAATAGCTCGGCACTCCACCTAAATGACTGTGCTCAATACCTGGTAGACTGTCTACCAAAAGACGAACCCTACGCCGTAGCCCCAACCTGGGAGGCAGAGCTACGGGCAGCAAATGCCAAAAGAAAACTAGCCGAGAGGCAGAAGCAAAAGCAAGCCTCCAAAATTCAAAGGAGAAGGCGGTGATTACCCTTGCAATTTACATTATAAGTGTGCTACTCTTTTGCATTGCTTGCTCCCTACTAGAGATGGCTGGGCGCAAGTTGCGGGAAAGTAAGGCAAATAGGGCCGCAATTGAGCATATGCTAAAAACACATCAGCGTTTTCTAAGGAGCAACCAAAATGCACGACTCCCACAGAGGACAGCGGATAGCCATATTAATAGAGTCAGGGCCGCCCGCAAACGACACCTCCGGCGCATCTAGGAAACCGACTCTAGAAGACAAAGTAAACTACGCTCTAGACAACATAGAGGGTGAGTTTAACATCAAAAAGTCAGTAGATTTCTTGTGCAAAGTCTACTGCTACCTGGAGAAGAAGTGTGACTGCGGACAACTTTCTCCGGCCGAGGAGTCCTTAGCAGCCCGTATTTTGCCGGCTCTTGAGGACTACGCACCTCATGTGCTAAACTCGGAGTTCTATGTACGTATTAAGCGGGAGCTTGATGAGGACGAAACACCTCCAGCGGCTAAGCCATACTAGGAGCGACGATGCCAAAGTTAATTGTGTGGAAACAAGAGGATGTGCAGAGGGAACTTCAGAAGAGACTGAAGGCCGCACGAGAAGGCAGATTAGAATTCGAGGCACAGTGGGCACGAAACGAACGCAGCCTCATGAACATCTCCAACGAAATGCTGGACGCACAAAGTCTTTACGGCTCGTTCCAGTCTTTAGACGGCGTGGATTCCTCCTCTTCCCGCATAGGTGTCAATAAAAACCTCAAGAATTTCCGTCTCATCCACAGCCAAATTAGCGCCAATCCACCTACAGTCATCCCTCGCCCTGCCTCTAACGACAAGGAAGACCGACACAAGGCTGATGCTGCAGACCGCCTTATCCGGTATGGCCTACGTCAGTATTCTATGATGGAGCGCTTTGACCAACTGGGCTTCCAGTGCCTGCTGTACGGAACCGGCTTCAACAAGTGCGTGTGGGACCCCGAGGCAGGCGAACTGGTGGCAGCCGACTCCAAGGGCAACATGCTTATGGAAGGAGATTTCTCCATCTCCGTACCAAGCACCTGGGACGTCTACCCGGACCCAGACCCAAGCATTTGGGACGACGTGCGCTACGTATTTGAGGGAACTTGGATGAGTCTGGAAGAAGCAGTCTTCCACTTCCCGGACCATGAGGAGCGCCTCAAGAAAGAAGCTAAGGACGTAAGCGACGCACGCGCAGCCTACAACAATGACCGTCCCGGCTACGGCCACCCACTAATGATTCAGCGACGACAAGAAGTTGTGTACGTCCTACAGTACTGGGAAAAGGGACTGCCCTACAACGGATTCCTGGGCCGATTCTGCTGGTGCCTACCCGACGGCACCCCGCTGACACAGGTCACAGAAAACCCCAACCAATTCACGAGAGCCAAGACAATGGCCGACAAGCTCCGAGAAAGAGACGGAGAAACCGTAATTCGTCCTAAGAGAGCGTACTTGCCGTATAACTGTTTCACGGACATTGACTTTCCCAACACCTACTGGGGAGCAAGTGTCCTCTCCTACTCCGCAGACCTCCAGGATACAATGAACAACTTGGATAGCGCCACCCTGGAAACTATCGAAGCCCACGGTGTACCACGCCTTATTCTCCCTGAAGGCGCTGAGGTAGCAGACGACTCTATCACAAACAGCCCCTGGGATATCGTTAAGATTACCGGCTCAATGCCACCTCACTTCATGGAAAACGCCCAGATGCCCCGTGACGTGCCTGCATTCCGGCAAGTTCTGAACCAAGGAATCGACGACCTCTGGGGAGTAAATGAGGCACTCTTCGGACAGCAGAGCAGAGAGCAGTCAGGCTTCTCCATGCAGTATGCCGTCAACCAGTCTAACCTCATCCGACGCCGCTTCTTCAATAAGTACGTGTCTGTGGTTGAGAACACCTACAAGATGTACCTCAACATTCTGAAAGAGAACTGGCAGGACACCCGCATCATCCAAGTACTTGGCAAGGAAAAGGCTTTCGAGTCCATCGAAATGAGCGGAGCGGACATCGACGGAGGATTCGACATCACAGTTGAGTACGGAGCATCCCTGTCCCTCGACCCAGTAAGCCGCAAGCAAGAGATAATGACACTAGCACCTTACTTTGAGAAGGCTGGGGTCAGCATGGTCACCATCCTGAAGATGCTTAAGCTCAATGAACTTGATAACTTGTATGACCGAACCACTCAAGCAGATGACCGCCAAAGAGAAATCTTTGAGAAAATTATAGCCTCTGGAAAACAAATCGAGCCTAAGCCTTTACAGGACCACGACCTCATGCTAGCTTACTCCTACGACTACGTGATGTCGGCGGAGTTTCAGTACTTGTCCGAGGAAACTCAGGCACTTATTGAAAAGCATATCGAAATGAGAGAAAAGATGGCAGCCGAGCGAAAGGCTAAGGCTGCGGAAGGACAACAAATGATGGGGATAATGCCCCCACCGCCAGGCGGAATGCCGCCAGGTGGAGGAGGTATGCCCCCGCTAGCATAGGAGTTTTCCCCAATGACCGTACTCTCCCTGGTGCCTCCCTCTTCTCCTACCAGAACCCAGTGGAAAGTAGTCCTAAATGACGGGGGAAGTTTCTTAGTAAACGCAAAAGGCTCCTTTGAAAGTGACAGTCGAATTTACTTTACTGATATTGTAGGCAAGGAACTTACTACTGCACTCAACACAGGAACAGTGGTAAGCCATGTTCTAGCCGCATTCGACCAAGAACAGGTATTGACATACTACAAAGAAGGCTCGATAGAGCAACCCACCCCTCCAAGGCGTCGCCGTAAAAAAACTTGACACCTCTCACTAAACACTGTACACTTCCACACAGTTGTCCACCCCTTCCGGGCGACAGCGACTAGATTTAACTTAGGACCATTCCTAAACAGGAACGTCCAAATGAAAGGAAGTGCTACATGGACAAGACGATTCAGGACGCTATTGCAGCTTTTGCCAAGCAGGAACCTATAGTTGCTGATGAGGCACCGGACATGGACGACGTGCCAGAAGCAGCCCCCTCAGATTGGGACAGCTCAGTAGAAGACTCTGACTCTGAAGTCGGTAGCGAAGAAGTAGAATTTGGCGCTATTCAGGAAAGCGCGTCTGAGGACGACGAGATAGCAGTCTCCGCACCAGCTTCGCAAGAAGGGGACGTAGTGGAGATTGCCGTCACCGACGACAAAGGTCGACGTAAAGTAAAAGTCGATTTTTCTGACCGTGAGAAACTGAAGACTCTTGTGGCGCAAGCTTACGGGATGCGGAAGTTTCAGCGAGAGCGGGACGAAGTGCAGACTCGATATAAAGAAGTCAGCGCTAAGGCCGAAGAGCTGGAGAAAGCTTGGGGCGCAATCAACTCGGCGTATGAGAACGAAGGAGTTAAAGGACTCGTAAACCTCATACTGGCTGAGGAGGATGCATACGATAAGCATATCCAGGAGCAGATTGAGCGACATGCCATTCGCACGAAGGCAAGTCCAGACGAACTGAAGCAACTGGAGGCCCTGGAGAGGGCGGAACAGATTGCACGGGAAAATGAGAGAATCCGCAGGCAGCTTGAGGAGCGTGACCAGCGAGAGGCACGGAGCCGAGAGGAAACTGAAATCCAAGTACTCCAGACTAAGCTCAATGCCCCATACGCACGTTACTCCTTCTCTGGCAAACTGGGAGACAGGGAACTTGAAGCGCACTACAACGAGGCCCTTTGGAATATGGCCACAACTAAGTTGCGCTCCCTGCCGGAAGAGACAGAACTGACGGACGACCTCATCAACTCAACCTTTCGCTCTGTGGCTATGAACTTTCAGAAGGCGGTCGCTAAGCAGGTTAAGGAGAAGGCAGCTAAGGCAACGCAAAGGGCCAAGGACGCAGCCGCTACCAAAGTAGCAAGTAAGGCACGTGCCGGAATCCCACAGCAGAACCAAGCAGAAGCCTTCAAGCAAAATGTTAAATCTGGTAACTGGGGAGAGGCACTCGCCCAGGCCATGCTCGGAAGAGTTAAATTAAAGTAATTTTATAGAAAGGACAACGTAAGTTATGGCTATCTCGAAGATTGAAGACCAAAATCTTGGTAAGTTTCTGCAGATTGTATTCTCCGCTGGCGTCATGAACCAGATTTCGGAAGACCACCGAGACTGGGAAATGGTAATGAAGAACAAGGTCAAGGACCCAGACGGCCGAAGCCGCCGCTTCTTGTTCCAAAGAACACTCGGCGCTGCCGCTGTTCAGTACCGTCCTTCGGCTGGCACGAACAAGGCTTTCCCTTCGGCTCAGCAGATTTCTGTTGAAGAGCACGAAGCATTCTACAAAGAGCTGAACGCTACTGTGGAAATCGAGTACAACCTGTGGAACCGCGCTCGCAAGTCTCCTGCTAAGTACGCTGAGCCTTTGGCCCTGGAATTTGTTTCCAAGACCATCGCAACCAAGCGACGCCTTGCAGCTGACCTCTATGGCGACGGAACTGGCGTTGTGTGCGAAGCAGCTTCTGCTGTTGACACGACCGACGTACAATCCGTGGTTACCCTTAGCTCTGCCTCCTCTGCAGCTGGCCACATCGGCTTCGCTGAATTCGGCGACCTCCTCCTGGCTAAGACACAAGCTGGCGCAGCAGTTAGCCCAACTGACGGCGGAAGCCCTATCGCCGCTTTCTATGCTTGGCGAGTCAAGGACCGCTCACGAGGCGCAACACTCTCTGCAGCCGATACAGTTACACTTGAGCCAGTAGACGCCAATGGCGATGTGGTTCAGTTTGATGCATCCAACATCGTAGCAACCACAGTGTTCTACCGAGTTGGCCAGGACACTATCCCTAACCGTACAGCTCTTGGCGACCTGGGAACTGCAACTGAAGTT